AACTCAAGCTTTGGACCCTGAGGCTGTACAGTTACAGCAGAATCAATTGCTGAAGTTGAACCTTCGTTGGTGTACGCAGGAGCGTCATAGTTCATGACTTGTTGGAAGTCACCGTTTACTCTTGTGAATTGTGCCATTTTCGTTTTCCTTATAAAAGTGAGCCGAAGCTCATACTATTATTTATTCCTGAACGAAAAAAACTCGGTTTTGGTTACTTTTTCTTACCAAAATGTGCAGCACTGAAGCCGCCGCGATTGACTAATTTGACTAGTCCGTTAGGCGTGTTGAACACGAATCCTTCTCCGCCGGGTCTGTCATTAATTGACTGTTCTACACCCTGAACCTGTTGCTCTAGCTGATCAGCCAAGCTATTCTTAAGATTAGCAATAGCAAAATACAAGTTCATCAATGCGTCAAGCTGTTTCTTATTCTTGACAAGATAACCGTCTCCGTCACCAACCAAGAACTTATATTGCTTGCCGCTCACATTGCTCTGTAACCATTGGTCTATTGGAAGATTAGTTTGATTAGTTGCAATGTGTCCTAGATACTTCTGTAATGCGTTTCTAGCAACACCGTCCATACCTGATAAGAAGTCATCTAACTGACCATTCTGTGATAGTGCTTGATTAACTTTTGACACTTCATTGTTAGGGGCAGTCAAGCTAAAATCAATACCCATATTAGGAGTAAGAATAGCAACTTCGTTATTTCCTTCTAGACCCTGACCATTCCAGGGTGAAGGTTTGCCTCCGACTTCACTGAAGTATTGATGAACTGCTACGCCACCGTTGGTTCCTGCGATAGTCTTACCCAACTCAGAGTTAGCAGGTACTGCATATGTGACAGTGTTTGGCTTGAATACTAGCTTACCATTCTGATTAGCTAGTTGGTCTCCCCACATCAAGTCTCCCCAAAAGAAGCCTTTGCTACTTCCAACAGCAGCTTTCAACCCGTCCCAAATGTTGTTTAACTTCTGATATAGTTCAGGGCGACTCTTTCCTCTACTAGCATCATACTCTTGCCAAAACTTAGGACTTGTTCCTAAGTATTCAGGGCCTTTATCAAACATATACTTGTCTGATACAGTGAATTGTCCCTTGTCGTTGTATCCGAAGATGAGAGCAGGGAAGCCGTCCCACTTGATAGTGAGAGTTTCTGGATTATCAATGACATAATACATTGAATCAACCGCGTCTTGGGCTGCACCTAAGCCAGCAAAAACTGAGTCTTCAGGGTGCGGAGTACGAGGGTTTGCGGCCTCAGACAGATAGATTGATTCTTTTAGAATTTCTACGATTTTCATTTTACAATATCCAATAGTGTTCTAAACCAATCGCTAGTTCCGACACTTTCACTGAGTTTGATATCAGTAGGAACACCTGCATCCTTGATTACTGAGTTATCTGCAAAGTCTTTTAAAATTAGATTTACTAGGTCAGGTGAATAGTTCTTATCCATTGCTTTACGCAATGTTTCATATGAATACAAGTCATCTGCGCTGTCAAGCTTTAATACATCAGCAATTTCATCAGGATTCTTATAGGGGCCATCAATGATTTTATTGTTGTTCTTCTTAGTATATCCATCACCCTTCTTGTTAGGCTCTGGAGTTCTCAATATTCTGACCAATCCGTCTGTAGGGCTCCACATATATCTCTGAGATTGTACTGGTCTGCCATCACTAATTTTCTGTTCTGAATTTTGGCGATCTAGGTGTGCAGCAATGCTTGATATAAGAATGTTTCTAAAAACACCCTTATACTTACTATCTTTCTCGTGCGGTGCATGATAGAATGTCTTTAACCAGCCCGGATCGCCTGGCATGAAATCTACTTGAACATACCCTGTTCTTGGCTTGCCCTCTACTTTTTTGTTAGGGTCATAATCTGCAATCTTAACTTTAGTCATTATAACAGAGCTTTTGGCAATGTCAAGCACTTCAGGAATGTTTTTTAGTTTTTCTACAAATGCAGGAATATCTTCCGGTGCAATTTCAAGAGCGATATCAATATCGCCAGAAAACTCTTTCTTACCTACGCTACCCAAAACATTATTTTTTAGGTCAATGCCTAAAATCTTTTCTAGGCTATCCAATGTGGGTTCAATCTCATCAATATGAATTGCGCCAACACCGGGCATTGCCCCACCTTCAAATAAAATTGTCATTATTTAACATTTAGCCTTTGCACTTGTAGCTGGATTTTTTGTTGCACTTCGGGCGGCTGTGCAGCTAGTGCGGCTGCTAGTTGTTCGGGAGTTAAATCGCTGCCTGGTTGATTACTCGTAGTATTCTGCACCGCATTTTTCGCTCCGGCTGGCATTCCGCCGCCTCGTTGTCCAGTAATAGCATATGCTAACCTACCTAAATTCTTGATTGCTGCTTTCCCTTTGTCAGAGTTATAAGTGTCTTGAATCTTTTTAATTTGCGGAAGTATAGCAGCTTTTTTACTTTCCCAATTAGCGCCCTGCATATATTGACCAAACCATTCAAGCATGTGATCTGTAATAGTAGTGGTTGCGTCACCTTCGCCGTTCATTTCTGAAATCACGCTTTCAAAGATATTATTTAGGTTGTGATAGGTAGACTCAGCTAGTTTACCGGTTGCTCCCAAACTACTCAACGGTGTATTTGGCGTAATCTTCATTCCTTTAGGAGCCCACTTGTACTGTTTATCGTTAGGATCTTGTTTTGCAGCCGGTGCATTGAACTTTACGTTCTGAGGAGGAACTTTAACAGTTTGCTGTGGCTGTGCAGGTACGCCTGGCTGTGTAGTCTTGAAGTTGTAACCCTTAGCAGTAGGAGTGACGGGAGGGGTTTTACCGGCAGGAAGTGCGCCTAGAGCAGTAGGTGAACCGGGTCTTGCAGCAGTAGTAGGGGTAGTGGGTGCACCTGGTCTTGCTGCCGGTGTTCCAGTTGATGTGGGTGCACCTGGCTTAGGAGCAGCGGTAGTAGATGTAGGGGCAGTAGTAGTGGGTGCACCTGGCTTAGGAGCAGCGGTAGTAGATGTAGGGGCAGTAGTAGTGGGTGCACCTGGCTTAGGAGCAGTAGTAGAAGTAGCGGGTGCGCTTGGGCCACCTGTCGTAATGGATCCGGTTGTGCCAGTTGTACCTGCTTTTGCGGTTACGTTTGTACCTGGTTGAGGTACAGTTGGTGCGTTTAGTGCATTGGAAGCATTTGGAGGCGTTACGTTTGTACCTGATGCTCCTGTTGGACCTGATGCGGGGCCAACATTCTGGGGTGTTGCATTACCAAATTGCGTGTTTGGTTGTGTAGTTGATGTAGTACCATACGGTTTCTTTGGATCAACATATCCACTTTTTATCCCATTGTCCAATGAAGTTATTGCATCTTGATAAAAGTCTCTTAGAAAGATATCTTGTGCTAACTGATGCTTTCCACCTTTTCCAGACAACATGCCCTTGAGTGCTGACATTGGAACGTCACCGAACATTTTGCCTGCTAGATTAGACACTTCATCAATTTTTTTTGGTTGCTTGAATTCGTTAATTTTCATTTTTCTTCCTCAAAGACTTAGTGAATCTTGCCTGATCTTTACTTTTGATTGCGCTCAAAAGCTTCTTTTCAAGAAGTTCAGCCTTATCGGAAGGATAGTGTTTTTCCATCAACTCAATTAAATTGATGGCACTAGTAATGATGTTTGATGCACGAGATTCAATGATATGGTTCATGTCTCTTGTGTCACCAAAAGTTTGTAATTCTTCAAGAAGGCTTTTAGTTTTCTTATGCATAGTAAGTAAAGATCCTATATTATATTTATTCAATCTTTAATTTTTCTTGAGAGAATTTAACAATGTTTTTAACTTTGCGCCTTGAACATCTGTAGCAACTTTAGCTTCTGTAGTGGGTAGATTGTCAACTGTTTCACTTACCGAACTTGTAGTTTTGATTTGATTCATCAGTTGAGTTGGAGTCTGCGTGTGAGTCCTACCTTCTTCTGGGTCTTCATCAGTAATACGCATAGTATCAATATTATATTCTAAGTCAATCTTTTGTCCAACACCAGTAGAACTACGAGATTTCATACACTGAATCTGATACTTACCTCGCTCACGCATAGAACGTGAAGTAAAGATACCAAACACATAGTCCGCAGTATTAATCTTTGAAATACCACCTGCGATGTGACTGTGATCAAATTCAATTTCTTCAACAGCCGAACGATTCAACTGCGATGCAGTAATCATAAGAATGCCTAATTCCTTAGACAAGTTACGAAGTTCTTCTGATACATACTTGTCCTTGATGAACTGGTCGTTTGGATTGACCTTAATACTAACGGGCATAACAAGGTCAAGATAGTCAATCATAACAAAGTCAATCTTGATACCTGTCTGAATCTGCACTTCCTTGATGTAGCTGCGAATAGCATTCACGTTAGACTGTGCTGGCAATGCCTTAACACGATACTGACCCATCTTCTTGCCATTCATTTTGACTCGCAACGCAGTATCTTCTAGGTTCTTGCGAATGTCTTTCGTACTCATACTAGTAAGCATAGCGTCAGTACGAAGTGAAGTCAATTCTTCACTAAGTTCAAGAGTGATATAGACACCGCTGAGTCCTTGAGAAAGCCAGTTAAGTGCGATGTTCATCATGACAAGCGACTTACCAGAGCCAGAGCCACCTGCGAAGATGTTCAACTCTCCGCGACTCATACCACCATACATGACCCTATCAAGCTGGGGCCAGCCAGTAGATACCTGACCACCTTGATTGAAATACTTGTTCAATCGTTCTTGCGGGTCGGAGAAGTAATCAGTACCCATATCACGCTGTAGACTGATTTGAACTGCGTCTTTGATTATCTTTTCAACAGGGTCAAACTCGCCCTTCTCAAGCAAATCTGCTGCGTTGAGAATAGCCCGTTCAAGTTCCTGACGCTTAGTGAATGCTTCAAATTCTTCTAGAAACCAATCATAGTGTCCTTGATCTAGCTCAGGAATAGTCTCAATGGCTTCTCCTGTAGTAGCCTTAATCTGCGCAGGGTCAGGCATGATAGAATACTTTGTAGTATGCTCTACCATAAATTCAGCAGCAGGACGTAATCTACGATCAAAGTTTTGAGGGTTCATGATGTTCATAACACGAGTATACAACTCGGCGTTAGTAACCATCATTCGCAAGAAAAGTTCTTGAACGTCAGTGTTATATTCTTTTAGCAATTTTATTCCTCTGCATTTCAATCTTAATTTTGCTGTTTGTTGCGCTTTGCAAGATACTTAGTAGTGTAGGGAGCTTGCCATACTTTAATAAAGCATCATTGGCATCCTTTATTCCCGGACCCCAGTTAGGAAGACTAACGTGAAAGCCCAAATCCAATGCTCTCTCACAAATAGTAAGTCCTGTCTTATCTTGATCGGGAACAATGATGATTTTCTTACGCAATCTTTTCAGAACAGTAGCCTGTTCTTCGCTGATACTGTCATGTCCTAACGCACAGCCGTTAAAACTGATTGCGTCCAGCACGCCTTCAAATACCAAACACACTTCATACTCCGGCTTCTGCTGATCATAGCCGAACACATAGCCTGTCTGTTGATTCTTAATATACTTAGGTATTCTGTTGTCTAAAAATCTGCTGATGTATCCTACATTCTTACCATCGTAAGTGTAGGGGACAATGATGCGATGT